CAAGTGTAGTTGTGCCTGACGGAATACAACTTGGTTACCAGTGAGTTGAGGAAGAATCTCAGGAAGGGCATGCCCTGCTGGAGATTCGACTCCTACTACCTGCAGTAAGGTACGCATGGATTACTTAGTCCAGATTGTTTCGGCTTCGACTGCGCCTACTGTAAATGGCTTTGGTCCTTTAGCAGGATCAAACCAACCTACGTATGCCTTACCAGCCTTGCTAGTACCCTTCTTCTTGGCGTACTTGCCACGACCATCTGGTAGATCTGGAGCATCTGGATGTCCATATGTCCACTCATTACCATACTTGTCTTTAACTACTTCGATAGAAGTAGGACCAGAACTAACTACGGTTGGATTCAATCCACCATTAGACAAAGCTTGTACTGCCTTATCCATTGATGTCATACCACCACGACCACCAAGTGCGGTCTGTAGTTCTGTTGCTGCCTTGATTGCCTCGATAGCAGCAGTCATGTTGGTAGCAAACTCAGCAGCACTATCACCTCGGACAGTGAATAGGTCTGTGCTGTTTAGCTTACCTGTATACGAGAACTTAGATTCAGTCATCTAGTTCATCCTTTCTTTCCCTTTGTTGTTGGTATTTGCAAGGGGAAATCTATAGTACCCATTGCTGGGCATTTATCTTGGAATGAACACATCCGACATGAATCACCTACGGATGGTGGGAACCATCCGTTCAATACGGAATGGTTCATTGCACCAAATACATACTCAAAATAATCTATGGTTAGGTGCGACAGATCTATAAGATCGTCAAGCGTACCTTGTCTTGTCATAAAGAATGCGCCCCACTTAGGACGGACGCCCATTACTTTCTCAATACCAGATGCATACAAGCCTGCTTGTATCATGCCAAATGGTGTCCTAGAACCTGTCTTGTAATCAACAATTACCAAGTCTTCCCCTACTTGGTAGATCGCATCAACAATAAAGCGAACTGGTGTTCCCCCGAAGTGAACATCAGCAGCCCATTCAATTCCAGGACGACCATCGGGCATCGTAGCAATTTGCCAACCAGAAGACTCGTACCATTTCTGGTACGCCTCTACCTGCTTGAGTCCATCGCTTTGCCAGAACGATAGATCTTCTCCGTCTGGGCGTGAGGTGGTCTTACGCCCAGCAGTCTTCCACTCTGTCGAGGGAATACCAGATTTCTCTTCGGTCTCCTTGACGGCATCATTAAATACCTCAAGCCACTTTTGTGTCAAATCAATAGAGGTCATCATCACCCTCAATATATTCAGGATTATCTACAGGTGTAGGTGCTGTCATTGGTGAACCACACCCTGCACAGAAGGAGTCAAGGAACCACATAACCAATTCGTAGTCAGCAAAGATGGCACGGATAACCTGTATGTTTGATCCGCAATTGATACACTCATTACTTGGTATACCACGTTGATCAATTGTCAAGTTGCTTCTTGTAAAGCTCATGGTTGAGCCACTCCAGCATGGAGTGGACAGCAGAACCAGCAGCAAGATACACCGCAGGTTTCTCTGGAACCATAGCCACTTTGCTTAGGTAGTATTTCTGTGGGCAGGATTGCCAAGTAGATAACTGGCTATAGGATCTATGCGGAGGAAGTTCGTTCATACCAAAAGAATAAACCAAGACACTGACATTCTCGGGGAACGACACGCATGTAACTCTTACCAATAATCTGATAGGGTTGAGGGGTGGTGGGAGGGAAAGGCTCGCTCAGGCGAGCCGTGAAAGATAAAGAGAAATAAAAAAAGAGGGGGATCAATTAAGATCCCCCTCTCCTTCTAGCCCTACCATTCTGGTGGAGCAACTGCGAGCGCATCCAGCGTGGCTATATTGATGCACCCGACTGCTGGGATGTCATAGCGACGCTGCAACCCTTTTAACATTTCCTGTAGGGGAGCATCAAGCACATCATCGCCAGCAACGTTAAGAGCCACACGAACTTTCGTGACTAGCTCACTTCTTTCATCTGGTCCAACAAGTGTTAATAATCTATTTGTATCCACTAAGAGACTGTTGTTTCAGTATCTATTGTTTGTAGTTGGATGGTAACAATCCCGCCGAACCCAGAAGCAAAAGTGGGTGGGGCTGCTTGCTCAAATTGGATAGCACGGATGACACAAATCCGTTCTTCTCCACTTGCAAAGTCTTGGTACAAGACTGCTCCACCATTTTGCTCAATAGATTCAAGGTATTGGATTCGCTCCCATGGACTTGAGATTCGTGTGTTTCCATTTGGATCCCTCTCCTCTTCATAACAAAGTAATGGAACTGTAATAGTGCGTGAACGCAGTGGCGCAGGTAATGCACGAACCTGCCACTCGTGAAGTACTGGTCCTTTAGTTGTATCAGATGTACTACGTGCAAAGTTAAAAGTAACTTGGAATACATCCGCAGGTGACACATAACTAGCAAGTGTTGATTCAACACCAGGACCAAATGGAATAGTTCCAGTTGTTACAAGTTGTTGGTTATCATCATCCAAGTTAAAGCCAAGAGTTCCAGATGAATCTGGATCTGTTTTAATACTTAAAGATACTGGTTGTTTCTTTTCTCCAGTACCCCAACGAATAAGACCAGACTTAAGATAACCAGATGATGCAAGATTAGTTGCATGTTCTACCCATATGCCAGATGCTGATGTAATAAATTTTAACCCACTGGTTCCAACAAAAGCCACACCGTTGGGTACATTGCTATCTGTTACAAGGTCTGCAGCGTAGGCATATCCATTGTCAATTACTTGACCAAGGTTAAGACGCCATAACCCAGCAGAACCAGATACCAAGTTAGATCGTGTGCAATAAACATATGTTTCATCTAGTGCGATGTCATATACATCGCCTTCAACATTGAGTGGTCCATATGTAAATGACTGACCATCTGTTCCAATAGTTCCAATACGTAATCCCTTTGATGTGGCAAGGATTACAAATTCATTTAGGTATGTACGAAGTTGATGCAATGTCTCACCACGAGGAAGTTCTGCAATAATACTTGGACCAACAATTGCAGCAGTAGGTGATGAAGGATTAATTGTATACATTTGTACTCTAGATACAGCACCTTGTGTATATCCAACCACAATAGATGATGGCAACTCTGCAATAGAGTTGACTACTGTGCTTGTGTTGGCTGTTTCAAATCTTTCCTCTGCTGCGCTAATACGTGGCGTTGGTGTTGTGTATGCACGACTGATTTCATATACACCAACCTCAACAGTTCCTTCTAATGCTGCAACAATGATGCGCTCTTTAACATAGGCAATTACTTGTGGAACCCATGTTGCTGCTACATATGTAGGTTGATTCCATAACTTGCGAACAGCACCTGCTGTAGTTACATCATAGATACCGTCACTTGCAGCAACGATTGCATAAGCACCGTCAGTTGTTAACTTGTATGGTGTAGCACCACCAGTTAAAGTAATGGATGTTATGTTTCCTGTTGATTCGTTGTAAAATCTAAGTGTGCTATCTTGAATAAAAAATGTTCCACCAACAACGGTAGTTGGTTGATATGCAGTAGCCGAATTGCTGACGTTAACAGTTGCAGGTAAAAGCTTAAGCTCACCAAGTGTCCAGCAATCAATGTTGTTTGATTCATAAAAACGATATAGATCACTAGCGTCAGCATCGTAATACTCTTCGCCCGCACCATGATGCCATGATGTGGCAGAACGTAACCACCAGTTAGTCAATGACTGCTCACCAGTCAATGCTCCTTGGTCAATACGTTCTTTCTGGTAAGTCGTAGTAATACGACTAATACGATTATTGTCATTGGCAGCAGACAACCAAGGGGTATTACCTATGGCATAGCTTGCAGCAAAGTCTTCTCTTCCATAGCGAACCAACGCTGTAGGCACGTTAGTGCTAATAGCAATAGGTAAATCACCTTTAAGGTATTTATTTGTTGTTGCCACGCAACACTCCTAACTAGTCTTTAAACTTAGGTGTACCAAAACCTGCTACAAAAACCTTTAATTTCTTTTTATTATCTTTCTTATATGCACGGATCTTCTGTGCTACTTCCCCACCATTACGCTCGCTGGCTGATTTCTTTTTATTACCAGATGTATTACCTTCAATGGTAGTAATTGTTCCATCGCCATTGTCTTTAAGGACAATGCCAACATGATCTATTGGGTTGCCACCTTCGGCAAAGTCAAAAAAAACTAAGTCGCCAGGCTTAGGCTTGCCAGTTTCTACACTAGACCACGCACCTATACCTTTAAACTTTTCAGCACCAGCAGATGTACCAACCACATTAGGGATCTTAAGATTAACTTGCTTGGCGCACCACATAATAAATGATCCACACCATGGTTGAAAGTTTGCTTTAGTAAAAGCACCGTACTTAGTTTCGTTATCCTTTGGTCCTTCGATGGTACCTATTTCATTTTTTGCGACTTCTAGAAACTCTGCTTTTTGGCTCATAACCCCTCGATACAATTAAGAATAAATCGTCAACCCTGCTCTCCAATCTATCGATGGAGTCACGGAGACTTGTTCCAGAATTTGGTTTAAGTTCAGTAAGATAGTGCTTGACTAGCCAACGAACTGAGCCAGCAAAGCTGGCGACTATTGTGGTTACCGCTACTGCGATACCAGCCCATTCGTTGGTAGACATTACTTAGATCCGATACCGAACTCTGCCTCATTCTTATCTGCCCACTTAGCAAGAGGTGCTGCTGCAGCACCAATAAGAACTGCATACTGTGGAGCAAGATCTGTAAGCAAAGCAATACCTAATACAATTGCAGATGCAAGCACTGCACGTAGGTATGACTTAATTGCT